CTTTAACAAAGTCAATATCAATCATAGTTTATTGTCATTAATGTCGTATATATCATATATAGTGTACTTAAAAGATGCCGCTACGGTAAAGTATTGGACATCAGTTGCTGTACTTTCAAAAGTAAGATCTCCAATACTAGTAGGAAAAATATCTTTAAATACAATTTTAAATTTCTTTTTAAAGTTTGAATCTAATATAAACAATACTGCATCACTGTATGTCTTGTCATCTAAATCTTCACCAGGAAGTTCTTGAATATCTCCTGATGAATATGGATGACCTAATTTTCTAATCCAGTTATGTACTGTTACATAATTGCTCATTCCTTCATCTACAATAAATCTTAAAGTTAAATCTTCAAAATTAATCTCATCACCTGGATGTGGAATTGCATTGTATCTTGTTGGTTGAGTTGCAACAGAGATACTTATCCCAGGAACAGTTGCAGATTGACAAAAGAAAGATACTTTAGGATATTTAATTAACTGAAATTGAAATCCTATTCCAGTTAAAAAATTAGTAGGACATGCAGAATTATTTACAAAATTGGCAGCCATAGTTTTTATTTATATTTAGATAAAAAAAGAGCCCCTTTTGGGGGCTCCTGAGTTATGTGAACTATAAATCACATTAAATTGATTACTCTGGTTCTTCTGTAGTACACGTTGGTGTTTGCAGTTAGAGCGCCAGAACGCTGAGTTAGACCACCTGCGAATGGGTTTGCAACCATGCCGTAGCGGGTCTTGAAGCCAATCTTTGGCTGGAAAGTGTCCTGACCGATAGAACGAACCATCTGGAGAGGAACATATGGGCAATAGAAGAGACCTGCATCATATGCATTGCTTCCCTTATAACCCATTACATAGTAATGATCGTTGGAGATATTTGCTGAATAAGGATCAACATATACCTTGATGCGACCATTGATTGTACCAGCTAGAGTTGATACGGTGTCGTCTGGGGTGTCAGAGGTGTTTAGTAGTGGGGTGTAATCCATTACCTTAGCAGCAGCTAGAGCACTTGCAACGTCTGCGGAACAAACGATGAAGTTGCCCTTCCCTCTACGAGTCTCATGACCGATTGCGTTTGCATCACGCTCAATCTGGAATAGTAGACCCTTGAACTTCTCTACTGACCAACGACCATTGGAGTCAACGTCGAGGTCGAAAGTACCAGCGTTAGCTACGTTGTTCTGAGCACCAGGCTTAGCAGTTACGTAGATGGTACGTACAACTTCACGGTTGATTTCAGTTAGAATCTCTGAGCTTAGAATGTTAGCTAGCTCAGTTTCAGCATCAAGACCATGGATAGCTTTGAGGTCTTGTGCTAGTTCTAGGGTGTACTCAGCTTTTAGAGCACGGCTCTTTGCTGTTACAGTTACCTTCTCGATTGAGAAGCTCATTTCGCGGAACTCATTGCTGGTTTCGCCTAGAGCTTCTGCGATGTTGGTATTCATACCCTGAACATAACCGTAGTCACCAGTTGCATTTAGAACTGATGGGTTGGTTGCACCTTCGCCAGTTGCTGCAGAATAAGTACCACCAGCAGCAGAGAAGCCAGTTGGAACTTCGTTGAAGAAGGTCTCGTTATCGAATACGTTTGGATCTGCACCGTTACCGTTGCGGTCAGTACCACGATGAGCACGCATTGCGAAGATTAGTCCAGTAGGACCGCTCATTGGCTGAACACCGCAAATGTCATAAGCAATTAGCTTAGGCATTGAACGGCGGATTAGGCTGATTAGAACTGGGTCAAAACCTGCAACAGGACCACCAGCAGCAGCGCCACCAGAGAAGCCGTGTGCGGTTGTGCCAGCACCACCAGCGGTGAATGAACCAGTGCTGTTAACAGCAACTTCTGAAAGAACACCACGCTCTTCACGTAGGAATGATTCTTGGTTCTCTAGAAGAACTGCAGTTACAGCCTTACGGTATCTGTCTGTAATTGGATTTAGTTCTGAGTGCTCCAGAATAGGAGACCACTTCTTTTGTAGCTGTTCTGAATTAAACATTTGAGGTAAACTCCTTGGTTGTTAAATTTATTGTTAGGAATCTATTAATATTTATAAAACCTAGACTATCACTAAGCCCATCTGGAAACAGCTTGTACATAAGCTGCCATTGGTCCTTCGTAGAAGTCTTGATTTTTCTCAACTAGGTCTTCCACATAATTGGATTGAGCCTTTGGAAAATAGTTTTCCTTGATGGTTTCAATCTTGCCACGGAAAGATTCTTCACTAATAAACTCAACACCTTCTGAAAGGTTGAACAGCTTTTCCTTTTGTGTCTCAGCTAAACCTTCGGATACTTCTGCAATAATTCCATGTTTAATATAGGATCCCATTTGTTGATTTAGCCCAACATTAATTTCAATCTGTTCGTTGAGTTTTTCCTCCATCTCATCTAGTTTGGTTGCCATTTCTGCAACCACATCTTGCTCTTCCTCAGGTAGATTAATATTATTTTCTAGGAAGAGATTTGCAAGACCTTGCATTAGATTTTCAGCAATTTCGGTCTTGATGCCATTATCAACAGAAAGCTGGTTTTCAGCAACCCACTGTTCAGCAACATAATCAAGGTGAGCGTCTACACGAGTTTCTAGTGATTCAGCAATCTCTTCGATTTCTTCGATTAGACGCTGTTCGTATAGTGCCTCAAACTTTTGAACTTCTTCAACTACTTTAGCTTTTACTGCAGACTCAAAAATAGTTGCAGCTTTTTGCATAAAGTGTTCGGTGAGTTCTTCACCGTGGAAGAGTGCATTGAGATCTTCGGTTACGTCGATTTCGATCTCTTCTGCTTTCATTTCAGTCTTTTTCTTAGACTTCTTCTCTTCTTTTTCATCTTCCTCTTTGTCCTCATCTTCATCTTCTTGCTCTTCAGCTTCATAAAGAATTTCTTCTTCTTCAACTTCAAACTCTTCTTCTTCCTTCATCCCCTTTTGACCAGGAGCTGAACCTTGTAGATGAGGCATTCCATCTGGTGACTTAGCACCAGCATTTACCTTAGAAGATGACTTCTTTACTCTTGAAGAAGCTTTCTTGCCAATTTCATCACCTTCTGGCTTGGTTGTTGAAGAACCACCTAGTTCCTCTGGTGATGCACCCTGTCCAGGAGTGCTGTGCTGTAATTTTTGCATACGGTCTCCTGGTTTAGCGTGAGCAGTGACAACGTTTCCTTCTTCTAGAAATTCGTCAAATTCTGTATTTAATACATTGGACATCGAAAAAACCCTCTAGAAATATGTGATATTTTCTACTATTATTTATGAAATTTTGATATTACGGAGAAAACTCTCAAATACTTGAAGTTTTCTTTCAGTCAAAGAATTAGAAGATGCATTATTAATCGCTTGTCTATAACTATTAAGTACTTTTTCTTCTAACATTCCATTATTCCAAATCCATTCTTTACCTTCCATGATACCTTGTACAAAAGCATCTGGAGCAGAAGGATCTGCAACAATGTCTGCAGCAGTAGATAACATAAAGTCATCTTTTACTACATTCATACCGTTTCTTTCTTCAATTGATCCGATACCTCTTGAAGAAACTCCTAATGTCACTCCAGATTCAAGAAGAGACTTAGCAATTTTTCCCATTGGAGTCTCTAGAATTTGAGCCTTACCAATGAAGTTTGTTCCCTCTGAACAAAGAGAAACAATTTTATGAGATACTCTATCGAGATTAATTGTTGGACTATCTGGATGTCCTAGTTCACCGAGAGCACGACCCTTGGCAACATAGTTCTCGTTATAAGAACTAACCTCTCTTTCAAGAGTGTCCATTGGATACATGCGACCATTGCGGTTTTTTAATTCCGCCTGAAGAAATACTCCTTCAATATATAGGTTCTTTTTACCACCTCTTTCTTCGGTGATAACCCTAATATCCTCGATAGTTTCTGTGATTAGTTTCATTGTTCGTACTCTTCTTCTGGTACATCGTCTTCATTTTCATATTCACCTACAGGTGTTCCCTGCTCATAATAATCATCCTCATCTTCATAGTTTCCTGATGCAAACATGTTCTGAGCAATTTCAACTTTTCTCATTCCGATCTTTTCTGATGCAAGACCATATAGGGCATCATAAATTTTTTCATTTGCATTTACATTGTTTCTAGCAATAATGCTGTCCACAATCTCTTGTGACGAAGCCATAAAAACCTCAATAATATATAAAAATTACAATAACTATTTATTAAAATTTACCTTTTCCGTAATCAGATGGAGCAATAAAATCTTTAAATTGACTATTAATTCCACCACCTGCGGGACCAGCTTCACCAGATGCAGCTTGATCAGTTGGCATTGGTTGCTCTTGACCTGGGGGCAGCATACCCTGTTGGTCCATCATCATTTGATTGGGATCTTGGATAATTCCAATCTCCTTTTCTTTTTCAATTTGCATATCAATTTCTTCAATCTCATCATCAGTCTGTTTTAGAATTTGTCTACGAACATATTCAACTGAGAAGTACTTACCTAGATATGGTTCGACTTGATTTACAATATTAAGTCTATCATTTAAAATTTCAGAATCTTTTAATTCAGTAAAATGATTATCAAAAATATAATCATACTGAATATATTCTTTCATTTCTTCCCAATCATCTGCAGTAATAATTCCTTTTAGAATTAATTGAGTTCTGAGAAGATCATGGAATAATTCGCTAAAACGCTTACGAAGTCTACCAACAAATTTAGCAAATTTTAGTTCATCTCTAGTGATCTCATTGGTTCTACCAATAGTGAAAGAACTTTCTTGCTCTAGTCTTGATAGAGGAATATTGAGAGATTTATATAGTTTCTTCTGGAAATACTTAACGTCTTCTAGTTCTCCTAGGTTTTGTCCACCAGGAAGTGTAGTAATCTCTGTACCACGACCACCTTCACGACGAGGCAACCAGAAGTCTTCAAGCATACTCATGTGTTTGCGGTCATCACGAATTTCACCAGTTGCAGAGTCATATACAACTTTATTTCTATATCTACCCATAACTTCACGTAGATATTGTTCTGCCTTCACTTTAGGTAGATTACCTACGTCGATATAAAAAATACGACGTTCTGGTGCCCTTGAAAGTCTGTAAATGACAAGTGAGTCTTCAATCATTCTGAGTTGATTGACAGATTTAATAGCCTTGTATAGATAACTCAAGACCATATTTCTATTGTGATCAAATAGTCCAGACGTTACATATGTGACTGCATCATTGGAAATTTTAATTCCATTTGCATCGGACCCCTTATATCCTCTAGGGAAGTAAATGTAATATTCAATGAACTCACCATAGTCATACTTCTGACCTTCCATCGTGGTCAGCGAGTCTACATTCTTTTGTCTTTTAATTTCTCTAACTCTTTTAATCTTTAGTGAGTCAATATAACGTAATTCTTTAATTCCTTCTTTTGGCTTGTCAAAGTCAATAATTTTATGGTAGTATAATCTTCCATCAATATACCAGCGACGGAAGATATTATGACACTTCTTATCAAAACTTAGAAGACGTAAAAGATTTCCAAACTCTTCTTTGATTGATTTTTTGATTTTATCGCTTGCTTGTAGGGTAGAAAGTTCTACTGATACTGGTGCATAATCTAGATCACTACTGATAGCTTCATTGATAATATCATCAATAGCACTATCAATTTCTGGATGGAGTGCAATTTCCCTGTATTTTCTAACCAGCTCAAATTCATTATTATGTTGGCCAACGCCATCTAGATCTAGATACTGACCAAAATAGGCACCTGCCGCTACTACGGAGGTGCCATCATCATCATTAGGGGGCGCTGGTGAAAACGCCTTGGCTGGTTTCTTCTTTCTGTCTTCAATAGAGAAACCAAATAATTGCGTCATAATAATCCTGTAACTCTTTTATGTATTTAGTATCAGAGAGATGGGGTGGTTACTTCAAAGAAGTTGTACTGAAATTCTACAGTAAACTCTTCAATCTGATCATTTGCTTCAAATGATAGATCAATTGATGATACTGCAGAAGGCCAAGCATCATAGAACTTATAAGCACGAATTACATCCATGCCATCTACACCCTGATTATTTGGGTTTGCAGGTGTTCTGTTTGGGGTTTGTCCATCTCTGCTGAGTTGGAATACTGTCATATCTACACAGTATGAAGCACCACCATCTGCACCATAACCTAACTGTGATACGTTCTCAGTTAGAGCATTGATTCCTCTTGACCATGCTTCAAAAGCTTGTCTGATTTGGAATTGACCATCATTAACTACTGTTACTGACCATGGTTCAAAGGTTCTGTCTCCAGCAACCTTTAACATTCTTCCACGGAAAGGAACTTCAATAGTTCCAATATTTGATGCAGGAATCTGTGCAGTCTTGACCATAAACTCAGCTTGAGTGGTCAAGTTTGCAGATGAAGTGATAGTACCAATATCTGCAACCTGGGATAATTGTGAAGGGAAGTTTAGTCTAACTAGGAATAGATTAGGTCTTGCACCACCCTTCTTTAGATATGATTTGAAATCTGAAATACTCTTAGCCATTGTGTTCTCCTAGATGGTTTACGAAAGAATAATTACTGAGTTAGTTCGCCAAAGGAAATGCCAGTTCTTGTAGCAACAAAGGTAATGGTGATGAAGTTGATGCTTCTTGCAGGCTTCACATAAATTTCAGCGTTAAACTCGTTCCTGTCAATAACATCTGCAGTATTATTAGTTTCATCACATACTACGAGGAAATCATAAACACCTCTTCTTCCCTGAACGCCTCTTAGATAAGGTTCTACAGCAGACTTGAAGGAACTTCTGGTTACTTCGTCATTAATTTCAAATAGTTGGAATTTAGAGAATCTTGCAATGTTCTTCTCAAGCTCAATGAAGAGTCTACGAACATTGATTCTGTTGAATGCACTAGGAGAAGATAAAGCAGTTTTGTCACCGAATAGAACAATACCTTGTCCTGGGAAGGAAACGATAGGGTTAATTCTGTTGGTGTATAGTCTGTCTCTTTCTGACTGTTTTGGTGAATATGCAAGTTTGGTTGCATTTCTTAGGTTTCCTCTGTTGTATCCAGCAGGAGAGAACCAAGTTTCTGCATTAATGGTGGTGTTAATGCAAAGACCAGCAATGTCTGCAGCACAAGGAACATAACGATAAGTATCATTGTACTTATCATAGATGTACTTGTAGCCAGAATCAAAAATTGCAAATGAACTACTAGCAATATTGCTGAAGAAAGCTACAATGTTTTCAGTCTTAGTAATACTTGTATCACTATTAATAACATCAGATCTTCTAGGAGAAATTACTGCCATGCAGTCTCTTCTTGATTCTGCAATATCAATTAGGGCTGTTGCTCTATCTACACTGATTGAACCTGGGATTAAAAAGTCTACATCATTAAAAGTTTCAGCATCTTGGAGCAACTGATAACCTGCAGTTATAGTTGAATCAATATCATCAGGATCATTCGTAAAATCATAGTCCGTGCCACCAGATAAACTAAATCCAATAACAGGAGTATCTGAAACTGTGATTTGAGTTGCAACAGAATTTAAATATGTAAAATCATTTTGAATTAATGAATAAACTTTACCACCACTATTAGTTTCTCCGATAGATGCGTTTGTGATACCTTCTAGTGTAATTTTATTTGTTGAGATAAAATCAATACCAGTTGAGTATCCTGGGAATACATACTTAGATCTTTCTGCGATTGCAGTATGGAAATATACCAGTGAGCCATCTAGAGTACTTGCATCTTTTGCTTTGGAAACAAATAGATACTTCTCAAGAACTGTATTTGGAGTTCCAGTGATGATACCATCTTCATCTAGAACTAAAATATGCATTTCATCAAACTTACCGCCTTTTGCAGCTACTGATGATGAAGTTCCTGGTTGTGGTGCAACATCTCTCCACTTTAGTCCAGATGCATACTCTAAAGTGTCATAATAAGTATTATCGACATTGCTAATTTCTCCTTCAGCAACTAGTTCTACTGGGGTTCCAGCATTATCGGTAATACTGTAAGTTGCTTTTGTACCACCACTAGGAATTCGTTGAGTGCTATTGTTTAAAATGATATGAATTGTATTTGCTGTAGTATCTACTTTGTAGATCCAGCCAGTACCAACCTCTGTACCATCATTTAGAATTCTGATAGCATCTCCAGCAGCTACAGATGGATCTGTACCACTATAAGTGATGATCTGGTCTGCACCATGATCTACTGCAACAACTTTAACTGAATTGAAAAGTGAACCTGCACTTCTTCCTGCAAATTTAAAAGCAGTTCCACTATAGTTATCAAAATCAAACTTACTCTTGATGATGAAACTTGTTAATCCACCATCTGATGATGAATTTAGTACAATGCTTGAACTTGTTGGTCTTACTACAGCAGCGATTCCGCCATATTGGATGATTGTTGATGCTGCAAACCAAGCTTCGTAATTATTATCATTTGGCTTACCAAATGTTTCTACTAACTCTTTCTCACTTGTAACAAAAGTTACAGTATCTACAGGACCAGTTTCTGCAGGAATTACAACTGCAGCAACATTTTGGTCAGATACATTAATAGTTGGAGTTAAATCAACTTCTTTAATGGATACTCCAGGTGAAGCAAACGCCATGTTTATTACCTCTATGAGATTTTTTTTCTCAAAACTATTTATTTATCTTTATATTTTGAACTACTTATATTCCCACATATAAGCCATATCACCATATTCATCAACATTCCACTTATTATCTGTAGCAGCAGTCCAGTAATCTCCTTTAGTATCTACAAATGTAGTTTCACCATCTGTTAGTCCATCTAGTATAAAACCAAATGGAGCCATATCTTGCTCAATAGCTTCTCTTTGATCTTCAAAAATTCTTTTTCTAACATCATTTGAAGTAAGTTCTCTGAAGTAAGGTTGAGTAGATAACCAAGAAAAAATAACCAAACACATTGCTAAGTCATCATTACAACCTTCTTCAGCAGAGAAGCTATCACTCTTTTGAATAAACGTAGTTAACTCACTAATAATGTCATAATCTGGAACTAAAAGTTTATCATCTTCAATCATTGCTTTTAGGTTAGCACAGCCATACTTTTTAACTGCTTTGGTCATCTTGACTCCAAGTTGTGCTTTATTTGAAAATCCAGTTCCAACTATCTGACCAGCACGACCTTTCATTGCACACATGAGTAAATTATCGTACTCAAGATCAAACTGTAGAATATCAGCCACCTGTCCACCGATATCATTGACCTCAACCAAAACATTGGCATTATTGTAGTTTTTACCGACTGTATCTATGATATTGGGGAAGAGGATGGGTTTTATCTCATTATTCTTGTATTTTGCTACCATTTTGTAAGGGATTGTGGTGACATCCATCACCACGAAGGCAGAGTAATCATTTCCAACTCCCCTAGCAACGTCAACAGTCATAACATAATCATGACCATCTATTGGGTCTTCATACACATCCAATCCACCACTTCGTTTCAGTGGATCATCGTATACCATTGCACGAAGCTTATTTGGACTAATAAGTGTATCTACCGATCCAAGGAAAGTACATTCAAATTCCTGCTCAAACTGTCTTTGAGAGGTGTTTGCAATAGTCTCTTCTTTCCACTTCTGGTCTCTTCCTGGAACGTCCCACCAGTTAACTTCTAGTGGAGTATAACTGTTCTTTCCTCGTTCTGCATCATGCCAGAACTTGTAGAACATATTCATTCCATTTGGGGTGGAAATGATAATAACCTTGGTGGTTTTACCAGAAGAAATGGTAGGATATACAGAACTAAAGAACTGTTCTGCAATATGGTTTGGAATAAACGCAAACTCGTCCAGGAAGATGATATTAAAGGAGTTTCCTCGGACAGCAGATGATGATGTAGACGCAGCAATAATTTTAGATCCGTTTTCTAGCTCCAGTGATCCACGGTTCCAAGAACCCACACCCTGCTGTAGCCATTTCGGCAAGTTTTCGTAGGATAACTGCAATCTGGATAGAAGTTCCCTTGAAGTCTCTGCTTTGTTTGCAAGAATTGCAATTTTTACATTCGGATTAAACAGAGCATAGTGAAGCAGGTAAGAAACTACAGTAGTAGACTTACCTGTTTGTCTTGGTAGTTTTGCAATGTTGAATCTATGGTTGTGAAAATTGTCAATTAGTCTTTCTTGGAATTCCCACATTTTAAATGGGACTAATCCTTCATCAAGAGAAACAATTTTGATGTACTTTTTTGCAAAATAAATTGGGTCTTCCTGACACTTCAAATATTCTTCTAATTGCTCAGAAGTAAATTGTATTTGAACATTAGAAGGCTTTAGGTTGGGATTACCCTTATAACTAGATCTATCACTCATAACAACACTCTTAAATTAACATTTCCATTTACGCAGAGCTAATGCTTTTCTTGTTGGTCTGCCCTTTTCATCTTTCATTGGCCCAGGATTACCGCTCATTCTTGCACAGAATGATTTTTTTCTTGGACCTCCTTCTGGTTGTGGTGGTTTTAAATCAGATCCAGGATTTTCTGCTTCATATGATTTACGTCCCTTTTCATTGAGACCTCCATTTTTATTTTGTCCTTCTTTACGAGTCCAAGCAGCACCTTCAGTATTTAACTTTGGCTTCTTCCAATCTGGACCTTTTAGTTTACTTTTAGCTGCAGACTGTTCTCCAGCACTTGTTGTTCTATCTGCTAAATTTCTGATTTTTGCTTGTCTTTGAGCAGATTTATGTCCAGCACCAATTTCAAAACTTACATTATTTGCTTCAGACATAAAATTTGAGAAAGATTTTTGCTCACTAATTTTTTCATCCGAAGAAAGATATTCTGCAGCGGTATCAATAAAATCGGCTGCTCTGGTAATTTTGGATTGCACCCAAGCAGGAAGTTGTTGATTAGATTTACGAATTACCTTGCGAAGCATAGCAATAGATCTTTCCATTTGATCCATTTCAAGATTTGCCATGTAACCTTCATGGTCTTTCATTTTGCCAGAAGCAATTTCTTTATGGTCTTCTTGCATATTTAAAAGACTGGTATTCATTTCCCATGCACTGGGACCATATGAACATTCAGATTTCTTTTCTGGCTTTTCACATAAGTGACAATATCTAACTTCTTCCTTTTCTTCTTTAACAGCTTTTTTACCATTGCCCCATTCTTTTTTTAATTTCTTTTCCATTTTTAATAGATGACTGTAATAGTTTGGAAATTCGGCAATATGTTGCAATGCAATACCATATGCTTCTTCATGTGATGTAGTATGCTCACGCTCAATTGTTGAGCCAATTTCTGCTTGCCTAGTAACATAATCAATAGAAACGTTGTGTTTCTTTGAAATTTCTTGTTCTGTAGGAACCTTCAGTTTAACCATTATCCACCTACAACTTGAACTTGCTCAAATACCGCAGCAGAATCAAATGCTTGTAGTTTGGCAACTCTTACAACTTGTGCTGGAACTCCAGTAGTATGCGTAAAATCTTCGGTAGCAGCAGATGCATCAATATCTGTAGTAATTGTATTGCCAGTTTTAACAGTCACTTTTTTACCTGCAGATGCAGCAGATTCAAATGCAGCTGGGAGAACTGTACCTGGATCGACAACAGCAACATAATCCCCAACTGCAAATGGATGAGTGTCTGTAGTAGCACCAGCTAAACCTAGGGTGTACGTGCAAGTTGCAGAGTCAGTTGCTTTATAGATAGTTGCTTTTCTTGCTTTGCCTGCAGAAATTAGCAATGATTCTGTGGATTTTAAAACTACGAGTGGACCATCATTAATTTTAATAGTACAATCGGTTCCTGTAGTTACACGAAACACCCCACTAGTCATTTCTACATATGCAGTACTATCTGCATCAACTGTAGTTGTAGAGATTACATTTATTACGGACATTAAAATACTCCTTATTCTTCTGTATTATTTATTTTTGATTGTTTTAGAAACTTTTGTAGTTCTGCAGTACTACCTATAAACATAGTATTATTTACAGTAGAAGGTCCTTTTTGTCTAGGAGTATCTTCGTCAATTGCTTTCATTTTCTTCTGTAAGTCAATTAGTTTATCAGTCATGTCAGAAACATGTTTAATTCCTTGGAAAGCAACTTCATATGCTCTAGGATGATCACTATTTCTAGCAACATCCATAATTCCATCAATTGCTTCTTGACCCTTTTCAATTAAATTATACAATTGTCCTCGACTATATTGATAATCTGAATCAATATCTTGGGATGAATCAGAATTCATCCTTACAATTTTTGAATCTGACTCATCAAGATCTTGTGGGACAATATTAAAAGTGTCATCTAGTTTATCGAATGTTGACATAATTATTCAGTCCAAATCTCATTAAATCCAAAGTTATCATCTGGCTCTACTAAATCATCATCTAATGTATTGATAATGCCATCTTCATTTAAATCTTCTAGAGCCTTTGGTGTAGCACTATATGTTACGTATCTGTTGGCATTTATTGCAGTTCCAATATCAACATTAACTTTCTTGATTACATCTGAAGTTGTGACTGGACCATAAATATAAGATTTTGCAGTAAATGTTAATGTGTAAATAATAGTTCTCCTTACTCTAAAATCTCCCTCGTACTCATCTTGAATGGATACGTTATTTAATAAAATTGGAATATCTTTCTTTTCGTTAGTTTCACTTACCATATTAATAGTAATTGAAAAATGAGGTTGAAAGAATGGAAGTATTTGCTCTAAAATTTGAACTGCATCATCATTATTTTTGCTAATAATTGCAACTTCAAAATCTAAATTATATGGAACTGGTAAATAATGACTATAAGTTTTTTCTGCATCACCAGACTTTGGACTTCTACAAACTTGTATTGGACCCAATTTTCTCCCAGCATCGTATGATATACCTTTCATTTCAAATGCAATTCTTGGCAATTGAATTTGAGTTGACTTACGTTTATCTAAATTTGGCTCTGCTTCTACCCTAGCTAAAAATTTCTCTGTTGGTCCATATGCCAACGGAACTTTGATGGTTTGTTTTACTGCTCCAGCAGAGTCTTTTCTTTGAAGTTCTATATTATTGAATAGTGTACCAAATCCAATAATAGTTCTACGAATTGATTCGTTATAAAAATGTGTACCTAACATTAAAATTCTCCCATGTTTGCATATTCACCAAATGGATTTTTTTCGGACCAATCAACAATTTGATCTCCCTCATCTTCAAACCATTTGTTCTCGTTAAAATCATCATTCTCATTCTCTATAGAACTAAATGTTTGAATTATCCATTCTGCTCCACTAGTCTGACCAATTAAAGTTTCATTATCTACAAATGTTCCTACTATATCTATAAGCTCAAGTTCATCATTTGTGACATCATATCTTATAACTTTTCCTATTGCTCCACTAACAGATCCAATGGCAATTTCTTCAAATTGATAAGTACCTTTTGGAGTTAATACTGCTTCTGCAGATGCTCCTATACCAGAACCAGTAATAATAATTGCTGGTTTTGTGACATAACCACTTCCAGGTTCGGTAACTGTTATGTCTGTTATTACTCCAGCAGACACAACAGCGGAAGCTTGTACTCCAGATGCACCGTTGACTGTTCCAAATGATACAGTAGTACCACGAGCAGTATATCCAGATCCACCAGAAATTACATTAATATCTTTAATGCCATCAGTAAGCTTGAATGTGATGGAATATCCTTCATCTCTTCTAATTTTATCAATCTCTGGAACTCCAGTTTCAAGTCTTTCGCTGGAATCTTCCATTACTTCACATACTAATTGGTATGTTGCAATCTGACCCAACTGCCTAAATGGTTTATTATGTTCTACAAATTTAATTTGGAACAGTTGATTTGTCAGAGGGAAATAAATTGCATCACCCTCATTTGGTCTTTCATTGGTGAGTAGATTATTAGAAGAAGCAATTAAATCTTCCCACCTTCTCTTTGATATTATGAATGTTGCTTCTTCTGAAATTCTAACTCCAAATTTACTTAATAAAGTTCCTTCTCCAGTAAATCCCTCGTAGTTAGAAACATACATCTCTATCATATAATTTTCATCAAATAATGCTAATGGATCTTCTCCAAACAATCTCTCATCATTCACAAATTCTCTTGGCAAGTAATATACATCAAAACCATAAATTTTCAAAGACTCAATGATTAAGTCTTCATAGAGTCTTTGTTCTGATGATGTGCCGTGAGAGAAATAAACGTTTTTCATTATCCTACCATATCTAGTGGTGGCAACTCATATGTACTTAGAAGCTCTTCGTATAATTTATCTAATTCTCCTGTTGCATCATCATATAACTGACGACCATTGAAAGTAACTCCACCTGGCATTTGAATACCTTCAAACTTAGATAAATTTTGTCCCCATTGTTTCTTTATTAATGAAGTTAAATATTTCTTAACCCACATCTCATTATATAATTTGGTAAATGTATTTGGATCCAATGCTCGGTAACAATCAATTACAATAAAATCATCTACTGTTTGCATTCCCCAGTCTAAATCAATGTATAGTCTATCTTGAACTTTG